CTGTTACTACTAAGAAATATTCTTGGGGTACAATGAAGACCGTACATCACGGTAAAGACTTCTCTATCCCGTTACACCCAGAACACCATCAAGCAATCGCAAAACTAAAAGACGAACAAGAACATAAATTTAAAGACGAAACTGGTCGTCATTGGACAGCACGTCGCAAAGGCGCAGATGTTCATTTTCAGTCAGCAAATGATGGTCCAAAGACACAAGTAAAACATTCTACTATGTCAGAAGAAGTTGATCTAGAAGAAGAAGGTCTAAAGGATGCATGCTGGAAAGGATATACAGCAGTTGGAATGAAGATGAAGAACGGCAAGAAAGTTCCAAATTGTGTTCCTGTAAAAGAAGACAAAGACGAAGCTGGCGAAGATGATGAAGAAGGCGAAGATGATGAAGAAGAAAAGTGTGAAGAGTGTGGTATGCCTGAAGATGACTGTGAATGCGAACACGAAGATGAAGACGAAAAGGAAATGAAAGAAGCCAAGAAGAAAATGACTAAGATGTGCGAAGGTAAGCACGTTATTGGCGTAACAATTTCTAACCCTAATCATCCAGCAGTCACTCAACGCAACGAAAAGAAATTCCGCAAAGCGAAAGTATCTGCTCCAGATAAAGATACTGCAATCAATACTGCTCTCGCTTACTACAAAAAGCGTGGTTACAAAGTTCATGACCACAACTATCAAGGACTACATAACGAAGAATATGTTATGGAGATCGATGAATCAGTTAAGACAACACACCAAGATCCATTAGTTACAGTTCATGATCAACATGGATTGCATACTCATGCTAACCTTTCTACAGCCAACAGAATTTTTGGCACCAATGTATCGCATACAGATGTCCATAAGAAACCAGTGAAGACTACATCGGGTCGTGAAGACAAACGTCCTCTTACATTTGCTATCTCTCAACACCATGCTGCTGCGCTTAAAGAATCAATGACGCATGAAGTTGGAGTTAGTTACGACAAAAATTCTATGCGTGCACAAGGCAAGGTAAGAGTTGCTGCTAAAGATCATGACGAAGCAAAATCTAAAGCACTTGATTCTATGAAAGGTCGTGAAAAGAATGTTAAAGTGCATTCTTCAAGAAACCTTTCTGCAGGCAAAGAAACAGATAGTGTTAAATTTAAAGAAGACTATGAAATGAACGAAATGCGCATTAATGGTCGTGAGTATGCTTCACAAGGTGTTATGCATCCAGACCACGCTAAGATGGACATTCATAAAGTATCTAATCAACACGTTGACTTCTACGCAAGTAAGACTGGCGACAAGATGCAAGGTAAGGTAGTTAAGAATGATGGTAAGAATGTTCATATCCAAGCGCATAAAGAACTTGGTGATGGCAAACTACATAAGTTTAAAGTTACACCAAACCTTCCTAAGAAAGTTGACGAAGCAACTAGCATTGTGAACAAAGATAAAAAAGGAAACATTACATCTTGGTCTTATTCTGGTGATTGGAAGAAAACTGATGTAAAGAAAAACCCAGAAGGCAAAGTTCACAACCTAGCAGGACAAGCACTTAAGAAAACAAAAGAACTTGCTAAGGAAGAAACTGAGATTGATGAACAAGCCCCAGTTGCTCCAACACTAGATAAGAAATATATCAAGGGAACTCCTGAGCATAAAGCGTACAAGGCAACCAAGAAACCAATCAATGGTATGCCTACTGGTAAGATGAAAGAAGACCTTGACGAGAAAATGGATATGGCCAAGGCAGATATGGGTGTTGTAATTAAAGATTTTAAACAATCAGATGCTCCTCAATTTGCAGGTAAGAGCGCAGAGAAGCGTCGTGAAATGGCAATCGCAGCTAAACTACAAGCGGATAAAGAACAAAAAGAGGAGAGACAAGTGAAAAACTTTAAACAATTTAGGGAAGACATTTACAAAGATCTCCCTATCGCTGAAGAAATTGAAGAGATCGAAGAACAAGTCGATCAACTAGATGAGATTGAGTTTGATAAAAGTGGTCGTTACGTCCATAAAGGAAAGTACGGCACCTCTTATCAAGGTGATGATGATGAAGACGATGACAACGGTAAACCAAAGAAACCTGCGCCAACAGGTGAAAAACGTGGTCGTGGTCGCCCAGCAGGTTCTACCTCTGGCGCAAGACAAAAAGGTGCTACAGCCAAAAAACGTAGTGGCGTAGAATATACTGGATATCCATTACACCTTCCAAACTCTAACAAATAAATCTAAGGAGATAACAAAATGGCACTATGGGGAAAAACAGACGCTGATGCAAGTCGCCCAAAATACTTGGGTACTGCAGATCTTGCTAAGGCAATTTTTGTAGATATTACAGAAGCGCAACAAGAAACAAATAAGAAGCGTGGTATTACTGGCGCAGGTTGGTGGTTGTATAGCACCCACGTTGATGCAGCTGGCGATACACGTCACAAAGCAGAATGCTTAGTAGCATTAGCAGAAACAGCAGCAAATGCTGGCGATCGTGCTGATGATACAAAAGCAGCAGATGCTACATACACTATTACTATTGGTACACAACCAGCTGACCAGAACACTTCTTCTGGTGGCGCAACATTCACTGTTGCTGCGACTGTATCTGCAGGTGGTGGAACTCTAGCATATCAATGGCAAGTGAAGGCAGTTGGTGCATCTAGATGGACTAACGTATCTGGTGCAACAAGCACATCACTAGCATTAACTGGTCAACTAGCTGGAAACACTGGCGATCAATACCGTGTTAAAGTTACATCAGCAGGTGGCGCAGCAGAAGTTGTATCTTCTGTAGCTACATTGACTTTTGTAAGTTAAACTAAATAAAAATACCTAGAACGAGAAGGAGTTGTAACAAACTCCTTCACTCTACATTTATAATAGGAGAGCCAAATGGCAGATCAAAAGATATCTGAATTACCAATAGCAACCTCAGCTGCTGGTGCAGATTTATTTAATATTGTTCAGGGTGGTAGTAACAAGAAACTTACTGTTGCTAACTTCCTTGCGAACATTAAAACACCAACTGTATTAAACTCAGATGGTGGTGACCAAGATCAACGTATCAAAGGTCTTAACGATGACCAACTTGTCTTTGTTGATGCGTCAACAGATAGAGTTGGATTCGGCACAGAAACACCAACAGAGAAAGTGGATGTAGTAGGAAACCTTGCGGTTAGCGGAGGGTTCTTACGTCTTTCACAAACTCCACAAGCATTATCTGGCGCTAGTACTGGAACCATTAACACATCAACTGCGGTAACTGAAGTTACTGCTACTGGTGCAATTGCGCTTACTATCGGCAATGGTGTAACTGGTCAGATTAAAACTATTGCAGTAATGGCAGCACCTGCAACCATTACTATTACTGGATCAAATATTCGTGCAACAACTATTTCAACTGCTAGTACTGGAGCAACACTTCAGCTACAATGGTTAAATAGTAAGTGGCATATTATTTCAAACGTAGGGTTTACTGTTACATTATAAAGTGAGGATATAAGATGAAAGATATTTTGATTGCTGATTTAGAATTATATAGAAAGTCGGTTGCTGATAAAGCAACATTTCTACAGAACTTGAGAGCTACTATTACAAAAACTGAAGCAGAAATAAACATGCTCAATGGTGCTATTCAAGCCTGTGAGAAACTTCTAGAAAATGATAAGAGCGAAGATGCATCTGGAAAAACTGACAGAAAATAATTTTTTGTTATATGCGATGCATCACTATGATAACCCTCAGTGTCATAGTGTTGCAGAATTTGAAGAGGATCTAAAAAGATTTTTATATCTAAAGAAACTCTTCACTCGCTATCAACAAAATAATGATTTGCGTGAGAGGTTAATCCTCAATCACATTATTGTCTTGTATAATATATTTGGTGAGGCAGCGACCCAGATGTTATTTTATAAGATAGAAGAAAGGTATTGGCAAACTCTTGTGACATTCTTAGTTTATCTAGACAGAATGCCAGACGAGTTACCAAATTTTAACATTGTTCTATCAAATGTAGAACTAGATGAAAACGTAATTAAAGCGTTAAGGAATATTTAATGGCTTCAAGATTAGTAGACAATCTGTTAGCATTTAGAATCCTATCGATGCTAGTGAAACCGTTTAACGAAACGGAAGCATTTAAGTTAGGAATTATAGATGAAAAAGGTAAAGTCCTTAAGAAAGCCAACACACTCCAAACATCTGGAGAACGTGATGCTTATAATTACTTAACACGTCTTGTGTTTAATGTTAAGAGATTGATCAATAAACTTCCTGGTGGCGAAAATAAACTAAAGAGTATTATTGCTGCATTCTTTCTTGTTAAAGAATGTTATGAGAAAAGAACTTCTACGACTTTTCTTGAAGAGAAGTATACTGCACTTATCGATGCACTGAACGAGAAGAACATTACGCTAGTAGAAGAAGAAATACTTGTTACTAAATTCTTTGAGGATGTGGCAAACACAACAGGCGCAGCAGTATCAACTAATGAACCTGTAATTAATCCAAAGAAAAAGAAAAAATTTATTTTTGATGTTTCTAAAAGAGGACCGACCTTACAATGATTTGGTTACTAAACTTTTTCCCTACATGGATTTTCCAAGCAGTTGCTGCTGGGTTAGCTGTACTCGGTGTGTGCATTGCTTTGTTTGTTAGACATCCTTTGCTTCCAAAGGTTGTTCCTAATCTTGTAGGAGCAATTATGGTAGCAGTAGGTATTTTTATTTCTGGTGGCATTTGGACTCAAAAAGAATTTTTAGCAGCAGTAGAAAAACAGAAAGCTGAAATTGCTAGACTAGAGAAAGCATCGGGACAGATATCTACAAAGATAGAAAAAGTTTACATCGAAAGAACAAAGGTAATTAAGGAGAAGGGTGATGTTATTATTGAAAAAGTACCAGAGTATATTACGAAAGACGCTGATGCTAAGTGTGATGTGCCTAATGGTTTCGTCGTGCTCCACAACAGTGCCGTTAAGAATGAAGTTCCCAACACCGCCAGAGAGTTTAATGAAAAGTCCAGCGGAGTTGAACTCTCTACCATTGGAAAAACAGTCGCAGGAAACTACACAACCTGCAACGAAGTAAGAGAGCAATTAAAATCACTGCAAGAATGGGTGTCTCAACAAGAAAAACTTTTTAATAAGCCATAGAGGAAGTGGAAATTATGCCAGCAGATTTAGACATCAAAGTCGCCAAACTTGAGACTGAGGTGGTAAGTATTAAAGAAGATGTAAAAGACATCTCTCATGAGATCAAAACCGTCCATGGTAGAATCACGGAAGGTAATGAAAAACTAATGGATAAGTTGTCGGATATGGCGAAAGATGCCGACGCAGCGCATGGTTCTATTGTTGAAAGAATGAACACAATGGATAAACGAATCAACGGAAGAATCACTGTACTAGAACAGTGGCGTTGGTTAGTGGTAGGTGGCGCAGTAGTAGCTGGCTGGATAATTTCTAACACTGGTATAATACAGAATCTGTTTAAATAAATCATCCTTGGCACCGTCAATTATGACTGTTGTCAAGTTTGGAAGCAAGTAATTGTAGAACTTGCTTTTTAATTGAAATTGAAGTATAATATTATTATGTGCCTGTGGAGATATTATGTTATACATTGATGCAAAATACACCAATCTTCTTGGATCCCGTTTGCGGAACTTCAAGAAGAAAGATGAGTTCAGTTGGAATTTCAGCTGTCCAATCTGTGGTGATTCCAAGAAAAATAAACTAAAAGCACGTGGGTACATCTACAAGATGAAGACCGACTTGTTTGTAAAATGTCACAACTGTGGCTACAGTACGAACCTTGGAAATTTTATTAAGGCAGTTGACACTGTCCTATATGATGAGTATGTGCTTGAGCGATACAAAGCTGGAGCCACACGTTACAATGATCACAAAGAAATCGATAGGTTTGTAGCCGATACAAAGACACCTATAATCGAAGCTGTTGATTCTGTTCTAGATGGAACCAAACGAATCGACAAACTCCCAGAAGAACATCCTGTTGTACAATATGTAGCCAACAGAAAAATTCCACGCGATAAGTGGGATCTAATTTACTTTGCACCAAAATTTAAAACTTGGTCAAATAAAAATCTTGAGAAGTTTAAAAATGTGGAAGAGGATCATCCTAGATTAATCTTTCCATATTTCACACAAGAAGGCAGGTGCTTTGCGTATTCAGCAAGAGCGTTTGGTGCTGAAGAGCCGAAGTACTATACAATTAAACTAGATGAAGAAAAGGATAAAATTTATGGTCTGGACAGGGTCGACTTCTCCAAGAAAATATTTGTTGTTGAAGGGCAAATTGATTCTCTTTTCCTTCCCAATTGTCTTGCTGTTAGTGGCGCTTCTTTTGATCTTCTAACAATCCAAAAGATTAAAACTAATTGCACTCTTGTAATCGACAACGAACCACGAAACAAAGAGATTGTAAAGCAACTTGAAAAATATATCGAAGAGGGTTATAATGTATGTATGATGCCCGATACGGTTCAACAAAAAGATATCAATGAAATGATTTTGTCAGGTATGACTCAGGAATCAATCATTGACCTAATAAATAAAAACTCCTACTCAGGAGCAGCAGCAAAGTTACATTTTGGAACATGGAGAAAAGTATGAGTGATAAAGATGATGACATTACGGATGTTGAATTCGTTGATGTCCCTACAGAGTTTGGTCATGGTGACACTGTTCAACAAACAAATGAAGAGCGTCTACTTGAATTAATGAGACCACTTAATCAACAAGTAGAAGCATGTCAATCAAGGGCTGACATTTTACTGCTTGCTTCAGGTATGATGCATCTAGCGAGAGATTTGTTTATCTGCGAAATTGGTGTTGACAACGCTAAGATACTTTGGGACGGTGTAAAGTTTATTGATCCAGTGTTGAATAGTTTAGAAAAGACTGATGAAACACAAGTCCATTAATATTTCGTCAGGTAAAATTGACATCTTTGATGATGTCTTTGACTATGCGACCAGAGAGAAGTTTTATTACTATATAAAAAATTGTAATTTCTCTACCTCAGGTTCAGATAGTTCTACCTTAGAAACTAAAGGCGACTTCAATATATACTCTCAAGTTAGTAATGACCAACTTGAACAGTTGGGTTTCCTAAATCATGAAAACACTAAGTATATAACCCCATACATTGAAGGTATGGATATCAAGCAGAGTCGAATCAACCTGAGCACTCTGAATGATAAAAACAGATTCCATACTGATACGTATGGGAATCTTAAAACAAAGACTCTATTATATTATCCAAATTTAAAATGGGATATAGAATGGGGTGGTCATACACTCTTTACCGATAGCACATTAACAGAGTTAGAGTATTGCTGTTTTTATGTTCCAGGTAGGGTGATTATATTCGATGGCGAGATACCTCACTGCATTTGTCCACCGACAAGTTTAGCGCCATCATATCGGTTTAGTTTTGTAATACAGTATGGAGCACTTAAATGAAAGTTAGATTAATTAGTAATTCTGAACCTTCTGGCGAAATGCCAGCTGACATTGATAATATGCAGGAGTTGATTGCCTTCTGCGCAAGGGTATCTAATCCAGCCAATCAAACAAACACACAAACCTCTGAGAAGTTGATTCGTTATCTAACTAAACACAAACACTGGTCGCCATTAGAAATGGTAAGCGCATGTCTAGAAATTGAAACTACTAGAGATATTGCTCGCCAAATTTTAAGGCATCGTTCTTTTTCTTTTCAAGAGTTCAGTCAAAGGTATGCTGATCCTACTCAAGATTTAGATTTTGTGGTTAGAGAAGCAAGACTCCAAGATTCAAAAAACAGACAGAATTCAGTTGAAACCGATGATGAAGTTTTACAAAGAGATTGGGAAAGACAACAGCGTCAGGTTATTGAATATGCTCGTAGTGCATATCAGTGGGCTATCGCTAAAGGTATAGCAAAAGAACAGGCAAGAGCAGTTTTACCAGAGGGACTAACTATTTCAAGACTTTATATGAATGGCACCTTGCGTAGTTGGATTCATTTTATTGAATTACGTAGTGGTAATGGAACACAGAAAGAACACATGGATATTGCACGTGAGTGCGCAAGAGTTATTGCCAAGGTATTTCCTATGGCAAATGAATTTATAACCGAATAAGAATAACTGGAGTAAGTATATGGAAAGTGTCGTGCATGGCATAAAGGTCGATTATTCACGTGATGAATTGTTTGACGAACTAGGAAAGATCAGACTACGTGAAAGTTACATGAAAGATGATGAGGTTAGTCCGCAAGAAAGATTTGCTTTTGTGTCAGCTGCTTTTGGAAGTAATGCTGAACACTCTCAACGATTATATGATTATTCTTCTAAGCATTGGTTGTCTTACTCCACACCAATCTTATCGTTTGGAAGATCTAAAAGAGGATTACCTATCAGTTGTTTTTTAAATTACATCGAAGATACAGCGGAGGGTTTAGTTGATAATCTATCAGAAACTAATTGGCTTTCTATGCTTGGGGGTGGTGTTGGCGTTGGCTTTGGTATTCGTTCAGCAGACGATAAATCTACTGGTGTCATGCCTCACCTCAAAATGTATGACGCAAGTTCTTTGGCATACAGGCAGGGTCGCACTCGCAGGGGTAGCTATGCTGCTTACTTGTCTATTGATCATCCAGACATTATCTCTTTCTTAGACATGCGCAAACCAACAGGCGACCAGAACATGCGTTGCTTGAACTTGCACCATGGCATTAATATTCCTGATGCGTTCATGGAAATTATTGAGAAGGCGATGCTTGATCCAGAGTTTGATGACTCATGGAATTTAATTGATCCGCACTCTAAGATTGTTCGTGAAACAGTTTCTGCTAAAGAACTGTGGCAGAAAATTTTAGAACTACGTATGCAGACAGGCGAGCCTTACCTACACTTTATTGATGAATCTAATCGCAAGATGCCACAATGGTTAAAGGATAAGGGATTGAAGATTAATCAATCTAATCTCTGTTCTGAAATTATTTTGCCAACTAATGAACAACGCACTGCCGTATGTTGTTTATCTTCATTGAACTTGGAGTATTATGATGAGTGGAAGAAAGAGCCACGTTTTCTCCGTGACGTCGCTGAGATGCTTGATAATGTTTTACAGTATTTTATTGACAATGCACATCCGTCCATACAACGTGCGAAATACTCTGCTATGCGTGAGCGTAGTATTGGGGTTGGCGCTCTTGGCTTTCATGCATATCTACAGCGCAATAATGTTCCATTCGAAGGTGTAATGGCAAAAGTTTCTAACAGACAAATTTTTAAACACATAAGGGCACAATTAGATGCAGCGAACAAAGAGTTGGGATCTGAGAGAGGCGAAGCGCCTGATGCAGCTGGTACTGGTAATCGCTTTAGTCACCTTATGGCTATTGCTCCCAATGCTTCTTCTTCCATTCTCATGGGCAATACTAGTCCTAGCATTGAACCTTATCGTGCCAATGCTTATCGCCAAGATACTCTATCAGGTTCTCACTTAAATAAGAATCACTATCTAGATCAAATTATTAAGGACAAATGTGATGAAGACTCTAAGATGGACTATAACGAAGTCTGGTCAAGTATTATCGCCAACGATGGAAGCGTTCAACATCTCGACTTCTTGGACGAACTTACCAAAGACGTATTCAAAACCTCAATGGAAATTGACCAGCGATGGATTATTGAGCATGCAGCTGACAGGCAAGAGTTTATCGACCAAGCGCAATCAGTCAATGTATTCTTTAGACCTGACACCAACATTAAATATCTACACGCAGTACACTTCCAAGCGTGGAAGCAGAAACTTAAAACGCTATACTATTGCCGATCTGAAAAAATTGGTAAGGCAGATAAAGTTGCTAAAAAGATCGAACGAGAAGTTATCCAAGAGATCGACTTAAAAGCATTAACAGAAGGAACCGATTGTTTAGCCTGTGAAGGATAATTAAAATGAAACAAATGGCTTTGTTTTTACACCATCCTGAATGTTCAGAAGATTGTGTAAAAGCAATGGTTGATGTGTTATCAGTAAATTATAAGATTAAGATATTTGAAGAAAAGGATTTAGACGATGATAATTTCTTTAACGATCTTGACATTATTGCTTTTCCTGGTGGTATTGGCGATAGCGACTCGTATATTGATTTCTTCACTAGAACAAGAGCGAATCGCATCGCCAACTTCATATCAAATGGTGGTCACTATCTTGGTATCTGCATGGGTGCTTATTGGGGTGGAAGTCGTTACTTTGACTTACTGGATTCTGTAGACGCAACGCAGTATATCAAAAGACCGAATGCTAAAGTCCGTAGAAGTTTTGGGACAGTCGCTGAAGTAGAATGGGATGGCTCTAAAGAATATATGTATTTTTATGATGGATGTTCTTTAGTTGGTGACGAAAGTAAATTTGAAACTGTAGCACGATATGCTAATGGAGATCCAATGGCAATCATACAGGGAAGGGTAGGATTGATTGGCTGTCATCCTGAAGCACCTTTGTGGTGGTATGAGAAACCATGGCAATACATAAACAAACATTGGAATAATGGAAGACACCATAGTTTGTTACTAAATTTTGTAAATAAATTAGTGGAGAAAAACTAAAATGAAAAAACTAATAGCAGCAATATTCCTAGTAACAACTCTGTCGGGGTGCACGTTACTTGCTGGAGCTGGACTATCAACATTGTTACCATCAAAGTGGGATCCTAATGAAGTTGCATCAGTAACTGATTTAAGATTTCATGTTCGCAAAGTTAATTGCGATACACCAGAAACAGCACTACCAACTTTACAGTACCTAGTAGATAAGAAGGACTGGACATGGATGTATGCTGAGTCACGCAAGAATGCTGACGTACTAAAATTGATTCGCCCATTTAATGAAACTCTTGACGACTTATATACAAGAGCGAAGGGTGGAAAAATGAGCAAAGCATTCTGTAATGGTAAAGTGGTTATTCTAACAACACAAGCAGACGCTATTGGTCTCGCTTTACAATCAAGGAACTAACATGGATGAACTAAACAAATTACTAGCATCTGACAATGATTGGGTCAGTAAGAAAGCATCACTTGCTATTCAATTTGCTGAACAATATAAAAAAGGTGAGATGGATAAAAGCGAATATGAAGAACTATTGAAAGACTTGGTTCGCACTGATGAAGTTATGGCTAATGCTGCATCGATGGAAGCAAAAGCAAAACTTGAAAAAGCAATAACACTTTTAATTTCTGCAATCTAATGTTTAATTCCCAAAGATTTGATTTCCTCAGCGAAAAAGAAGTCGCTGAAGTTAAGCAAGGTGTATATGAGATGAGAGACGACTGGCGTCACATCTCAACCTTTCCTATTGCTGATCCTTCTTCTATACATCGTCCAAACATTGACATGAGTTTAGTCAAGTCTGCAGAGAATCAATATTTCTTAGGTGATGCACTTTATACTATTGATTCGTTGACGCAAATAAATTGGGATATACAGCAAAGAATGAGCGACAAATTTAGTCACATGTATACCGCATTGCTTGCTAAACTTTCGCATCAATTTACAAACCCATGTTATCTTGAAGGAATGGCTAAACCTGGATTTCATATTTTTCATGGACAACAAACACAGCATCCTTTTCAGTGGCACATTGATACAACACTAGCAATGTTCCGTGGTAATGTTAAGACTGAGAATATACATTCTTTTCTTTGTTGTATAGAATCGCCTAAAGATCCAGCAGGACTAGAGTATAAGAATACTAAAGACTGGAATGATCTTCATATTTTAGAATCGCACTACGTCAATTATAAAGTGGGAGACCTCTATACATGGAATGGAAGTTTTATTCATAGGATGAGGCAGTTTGATATGGATGCTGGTGAAAGTAGAATTACTATACAAGGGCATCTATATGTTGATGGCAATATGACTTGGGTATATTGGTAATGAATATTTTTATTAAAGAAAATTTCTTGACAGATGAACAGACAGCTACATTAAAAGAAAGCGTCTACAAATTACAGCCAAAGTGGAAACACGTTTCACAAATGCCTGTTAATAGCCAAGAAGTCAGATCTAGGTATCCTGCTGAGATTGTTTCGCATGCCGAAAAGGTAATGGAAAATTTAAACTTTCTTGGTGAAGGTATATACATTTTAGATGGAAAGTTGACTGCTATCGATAAAGAAGTGCAAGATCTTATGAAAGAAGAGTTTGCATGGCTGTATGAAAAAGTAGCCAAATTTTTCCAAACACTATATAATAACCCTAATGTTGTTCTACATGATGAGTTGCCAATTCCTGGGTTTCATATTTTCTCTGGTAACAAACAAGAGAGAAGAAACTTTGAGTGGCATCATGATTCTACAGTACACTTACTTGTAGATAATGTTGATCAAACCAGCGTTTATTCTTTTGTTATTCTTGTTGAGTCGCCAAAAGATACAGCGCATCTTGAATATAAACTAGACGACAGTGAAGATACATACACTCTAAATTACCAAAGCAATTCTTTCCATATGTGGAAGGGCAGTTTAATGCATAGGATTGGTGCTTTCGAACTTGGGGCTGATGAGAAACGAATAACATTCCAGGGACACATATATTATGATACAAAAACAGAATCGTACAAAATTTACTTTTGAGGAAAAGCAATGATTAAGAAAACCGAGCATAAACTAACAGACACAAGAGATGCGTTCAAGCCTTTCTATTATCCATGGGCTTACGAGGCATGGTTAAAGCATGAACAAGCGCACTGGCTACACACTGAAGTACCGATGTTAGAAGATGTCAAAGACTGGAAGAAAAAATTAACTCCACCACAAAAACATTTCTTGACAAACATTTTCCGTTTCTTTACACAAGGCGACATTGATGTTGCTGGTGGCTACGTAAAGAATTATCTACCATATTTTCCACAACCAGAAGTACGTATGATGCTTTCTGGTTTCGCAGCACGTGAGGCACTTCACATTGCTGCTTATTCTCACCTAATTGAAACTCTAGGTATGCCAGAGACAACTTATTCTGACTTCCTTGAGTATGCGGAGATGCGTGAGAAGCACGATTACTTTATGGATCTATCTTTAAAGAATGGCACTGTTGCATCAGTAGCTACTAACATCGCAGCATTCTCAGCGTTTACTGAAGGCATGCAGTTGTTTTCTTCTTTCATTATGTTGTTGAACTTCCCACGTCATGGTCTAATGAAAGGTATGGGTCAAATCGTTACATGGTCTATCGTTGATGAAACGATGCACGCAGAGTCAATGATTAAACTGTTCCGCACTTACATTGAAGAAAACAAAGAAATCTGGAATGACGATCTTAAAGGTAAGATATATACCATTGCTGAAAAGATGGTTTACCTTGAAGATAAATTTATTGATCTCAGTTTTAGTATGGGTGATATGCCAGATCTAACACCTGAAGATGTTAAGAAATACATTAGGTATATTGCTGATCGTCGCCTCATTAGTCTTGGTCTTAAAGGTGTGTTTAAAGTTAAGAAGAATCCACTACCATGGGTTGAGGAAATGATTAACGCACCTACTCATGGCAATTTCTTTGAGAACCGTGTTACTGACTACGCCAAAGGCGCACTCAAAGGTGATTGGTCAGAAGTATGGGGTAAAGCAGCTTGATAGAACTTTTATATGTCTTGGTAATGACACATATTACCATCGTTTGTGTAACACTTTATTTGCATAGAGGACAAACTCATAGAGGAATAGAATTTAATCCTATTGTGTCGCACTTCATGAGATTCTGGTTGTGGTTTACAACTGGAATGGTCACTAAGCAATGGGTAGCTATTCACCGCAAACACCACCAAGCAACAGAAACAACAGACGACCCACATAGTCCAATGGTCTATGGGTTAAAGAGAGTGTTGTTTGGTGGAGCAATGCTCTATCATGATGCCAGCAAAGATAAAGAGATGGTTGATAAGTTTGGTGTTGGTACTCCAAACGATTGGTTAGAAAACAACCTATACAGTAAACATTCTCGTCTAGGAATTACTTTGTTATTGGTCATAAATTTACTTTGTTTTTCATGGGTAGGTTTAATCATCTGGGGTATTCAAATGATTTGGATTCCATTCTGGGCAGCAGGTGTTGTTAATGGTATCGGGCATTATTGGGGATACCGTAACGGTACTACAAGAGATAACAGCAGAAATATATTTCCTCTCGGTATCATTATTGGTGGTGAAGAACTTCATAACAATCATCACTTAGATCCAGCAAACCCTAAATTAAGTAAGAAGTGGTTTGAGTTTGATGCTGGTTGGATGTGGTTAGTCATAATGCAAAAACTAAACTTGGCGAAAATAAAATGCTAGAAACAATTTGTGATACTATGGTAGAAGCATATCGTCGCAACTGGATAACCAGTCGTGATGGTAATGTTTCTATCCGTCACCACGATCGTGACCATTTCTACATCACACCTAGTGGTGTGCGTAAACAAACTATGCAGCCAGACCAATTTAAGAAAATGAAAATCTGGCGTAGCATTAATAGTGGTGTCGGTACAGGTGTTTTTAATTATGCTTGCGAAGAGATGGAATACACTGAAATCAGTGCCAAATTAAAACCAAGCGGAGAAATACCTTTACACTTCGGTTTACAAAAAGAGATGGGACAACACAGTAATGATGTTCGTGTTGTTATGCACTTTCATCCAACATACTGCGTTGCTGCTATGCATGCTGGTATTGAGTTGGGGGAAATTGCTAAAGAGTTTCCAGAGTTAAGTCGCTATACGAAAGTTGCATTTAATGTTGGTGAAGTGCCACCAATTAGTCAAGAGTTGGCTGATGAGTGTCACAAAAATCTTGGACTAGACAAAGAAGGTAATATTGCCTATGACATTGTAGGCATTAAGGGACATGGGGTAGTTGCTATTGACTCATCGCCATGGAGGGCTTTTGAACATATCGAAAGACTGGAACATATATGTCAAATCGTACTGGCTTCACGATGATTGATGTTGAGACCTTAGTAAGTATAGCAAAAGAAGTTGAGAACGAAGACCCTATTGACTGGGGTATGTTAGCAATAGATGAAGAGAATGCTTACAGGTTAGTAGCCACTCATGTATTAGAGATATATAATACAAACGACCAGCTAACAATGCTGGCAAGTATTACGAAACTTATTGTTGAAAATTTCGTGCTAAATATTAAACTACAACAAGTTAGGGGAGACAGTGGCAGTTAAACATTTCGATTGCGACACCTGTGGTGCCCATGGGAAAATTTCTTTTAAAGAGTCAGACGACTATCGAACACAAGATGTAGTATTTTGTCCATTCTGCGGTAGCGACATTTATGAAGAAGAAGACGAGGAACTTGACGAAGAATGAATTGGTTATACGAAGAAAAACTCTTCGATGACCCAACTGGTTATTATGGATTTGTTTATGAAATAACTTGTCATGAAAATGGCAAAAAATATATTGGACGTAAATACTTTACTATGAGCAAAACTCGACAAGTGAAGTTAAAGAAAAAGCGTTCTCGTGTTGAAAGTGATTGGCGTGAGTATTGGGGTTCATCAAAATACCTTCTTGCAGACATAGAGAAATATGGGCAAGAAAAATTCACACGCAGAATAATTCGTCTTTGCAAAACAAGAGGCGAATGTAACTATTGGGAAGCCAAGTTACAATTTGAAAATAATGTCTTGCAAGCAACATTTGACAACAGTGAGCCAGCGTATTATAATGAAAACATCCTAGTTAAATTCACAAGGAAAAATATAGGTAAATGAGTATACTACTGTTTGTAACCGCTATAACACTTTCTGCTATTGCTGCCTTCTATGCGGTGGCAGGTCTTGTCGCAATCTTCGCAGCATCGGCTGTACCAATTATGATTATGGGTGGTACACTTGAAGCAGCAAAACTTGTAGTAGCTTCTTGGTTGTATAGAAACTGGAGAGGCATTCCTATTCTAATGAAAACATATTTCTCAGTAGCATTAGTCATTCTGATGTTACTGACAAGTATGGGGATTTTTGGGTATCTATCTAAAGCCCACTTGGATCAAGCGATACCGACAGGTGATGTGGTATCAAAACTCAACTTAATCGATGAAAAGATCAAAACACAAAAGGAGAACATCGATGCAGCTCGTAAACAACTTTCTCAACTGGATCAGCAGGTTGATCAAACCCTCAACAGAACAAGCGAAGCCAGCGGAGTCGATCGCTCCGTACAAATTAGAGCCTCCCAGCGTAAAGAGCGAGCCAGTGCCTACCGAGACATCGAAACCTCGCAAGCCGAGATCGCAAGGCTCAACCAAGAACGTGCGCCAATCGCCAGCGAAGTCAGGAAAGTCGAAGCCGAAGTCGGTCCAATAAAGTATATTGCTGCACTTCTCTACGGTGATACATTAGATGACAATCTACTTGAGAAAGCAGTACGTATCGTCATCATAATGATTGTGCTTGTCTTTGACCCATTGGCTGTTCTATTGTTAATCGCATGGAACAGAGAACAAAAGACAAATCCAATAAATGATCCTGGAGTTGCAGCATTCTTTAAACGTGGTAAAGAAGTAGCAAAGGCATTAGATGAGGGTAAACCAATTCCCGAGAAACAACAAGAAGTTGTTGAAAAAGAGGAAGTGGATAAATACGCATATCTAAAAAAGCCATGGGTATGGAAAGTACCTGGAGTAGAATCAGTTGGACCGATAGTAGCAAAACCTTTCATATCTGAACCTCACATACCTGATGAGGTGACACCTGTTTATCCTAACAACGATAAAGATCTAGAAGAACTAATCGATGCGAAAGAACAAGCGAAACAAGAAGTAACTGAAGAAGCACCTAAAGAAAAGTGGGAAAACAAGTTATATAAACGAAAAGGTGTTCCTGTACCAAAGAAAACCAAACAGTTTCTAAGTGAAGTTGAAGAGATTAAAAGTCAACCGATCGAAGAAACACCAACAATAGACCTTCAACAAGAGTCGCCATTCTCGGCTAGAGAAACAGAGTTTACTATTAACACGGATATTCAAGAAACATTGAATAAACCTACTAATGGAAGACCTGCAAAATATAAATAGTAATGCAGTAATGAAACTCATCTTTGTGATACTTTTATAACTATAATAAAAAGGAAGTAAAATGATTAAAAAAGCAGCGATCCTGCTTCTTTTGGTCATGGATATATCACTTGCAGTAGCAGCAGACCCTATTGTAACCGACTCGACATCTAGAAGCAGTACTACATCAGAATCAACCACAACCATTAAATCACCGCCACCAACTGCTGTGGCTCCAGCAATCACAAGTATCAATAACGATCTTTGTGCTGTTGGCGTATCTGGCGCAGCGCAGACCCAAATCTTGGGTATCGCAATTGGCTCTACTTTTGTAGACAAAAATTGTGAGAGACTAAAACTATCTAAAACCTTATTTGACATGGGTATGAAAGTAGCAGCAGTTGCTACACTATGTCAAGACGAACGTGTATTCACTGCTATGATGAACGCAGGAACACCTTGTCCAGTAGACGGAAAAATTGGTGAAGCAGCGAAGGTTATCTGGGAAGAAGATAAACAACTTCCAGAAAATCAACGTCGTGCTCCACAAAAAGTCAAAAGTAAGGACTAAAATTGAAAAAGATGTGGTTAGTAATACTTGGGTTCGTGCTGAGTTATTCAGTAGCACACGCACAAGCAATTGTTCCAACAATTGTTACTCCAACTGTTGAAACATCACAGAATTTAATTACCAATCCTACATTTGTAGGAACTGCTGGTTGGACTACTACTGGTGCAGTTGGTGGTAATGGACCAACACATCCAGCTTTACCAGCAAATGGTAATGGTTATACATTTACCTACTCCCAAGGATCTATTGCTCAAACATATGCCATTAACCAAGCATTGGCTAATGTTGGAGCAGGGGTTCAAATTTCTGGTTTTGATTATGGTTTTAAGTATCGTTTTGGATGTGCGAATAGTATCGGTGGATATTGTGAAAACCTAAATGGACCACAAGATACACTAAACGCTACAAGTACTATCACTAGCAGCACTGGCGCAACACTGTACACAAGATATTATGCTCTTGGGGCAAATGCACCAGCACCATATTCCGCTACATTCTCCAGCGTAGATACTCAACAAAGATTTACATCCTCTCTTCCGATAGAGGATCTTGGATCATTTAGAATTTCGTTTACTGGCGTAGATGCTGGATTCTGGGGTGGTAACTATGGACCGACTATTAAAGACATATACTCAAAAGCAGTATATACAGTCGATCCATGCGCAGCGAATCCAGCATATTCACCATCTTGTGCAAATTATAATACTGTAACTACCAGCCCCAACTTATTTACTGGTATGACTGGGACACAGGCGTATGCTATCAACCAAGCGTTATCACATGCTGGCGCTGGAGCAATGATACATGGGTTCAACTATGGTTATGACTATAACGTAGCTGGAAGACGATGTGCTATATGGGATCTATTTGGTTTTTGTTTGTCGGGTTGGAACTATTCAGATGCTGGTGTTGGTGTTGCTATTACTTCTGATACTGGCTCAACTTTATACAGCACTTCACATACATATAATGGTGGCGACAATGGTAGGGTTGGAACATCAAATTATCAATATAGATTTGGAACTTCCAGACAAATAACAACACTTGGTGGATTTGCAATTTCACCTTGGACTAGCGGAAATGCTAGTATTACAAACATGTATAGTAATGCTGTATATACGGCAGACCCTTGCTTAGATCCTTTATCTTCGCCATCTTGCTCTGGATATGCTGAAGCATATAAAACACAACAGTGTACTGTCAATCCACTATACGATATGACTTGCTCAGGATACGCAGCAGCATATCAAACACAGCAATGCAGTATTAATGCTCTGTATAGCCCTAGTTGCCCAGGATATGCTGAAGCATACTTTAATCAACAATGCACAGCAAATCAATTATACAACCAATCGTGTCCAGGATATGCTGCTGCTTACTTAGCGCAACAATGTTCGGCAAACCCACTATATTCTACGACGTGTGATGGATATGCTCAAGCATATTTCAATCAACAATGCTCAGCAAATGCGTTATACAACCAGTCTTGTCCAGGATATGCTCAAGCATATTTTAATCAACAGTGTTCTTTAAATGGATTATACGATAGAACTTGTCCAAATTATTCTGAAGCATACGCCACGAAAATGGTATTAGAGAAACAGGGTATTGCTTCCACTGTAGCGACTGCTGGGGTTATTGCTCAAAGCGCACCAAAAGAATCTACAACAACAGCTTCTACTTCTCTCAGTTCTGATGGATCAGTTTCTGTTGGTGTTTCAAAAACTGGAGATAGCAACGTAGATAAAGTTATTGCTGCTCCTGCTCCAACAACCAATTCTTCTGCTGCGCCATCTGCTCCAGTTCAATTGGTGCAAGCACCACCTCCACCTTCACCACCACCTGCTGCAAGAAATGAGGGTGGTGAAAGAAAAGCAGAAGGTGGAGAAAGAAAAGCAGAAGGTGGTGAGAAAAAACCAGAAGGTGGTGAAAGAAAAGCAGAAGGTGGAGACAAACCTGCTGGTGGTCCACAACAAGCGCAAGGTAGAGATACTGAAGGCGCAAGACCAGCGCCAACTGCTAGACAAGAATTACAAGCAAGAAGAGAAGCAGCAGCAAGAGCAGAAGCTGTCGCTAAAGGTAAAGACCTTGCTAACGAAATGGGTAAGGTTGATAATATGGAGCAACAAAAACAAATACAAAATGTTGTGATACAAGCGATGGGATTTACAGCTGGATTTGATACATACTCACATTTTAGAATGATAGACAACACGTTCTACAAACCTGTCACCATCTATGGTGGCACTAATGTAGATAATAGAAATGCAGGTAGGGGTTTATTTGGTGCTACTGATAAAACACATAACGAAATGGTAGAAAGCCAATTTAATCTTACGAAATAAAGGAAATACAAATGACAGAAGAAATCAAAGACGTCAACAAAGCAATAGATGATCTTGACGCAAATGTAAAAAAGTATGCTAGTAAGGATACCGTCATTAGTATTGGTGGTTACGAGTTTACACCTGCTAAACTTATGGTCGCTTTTACTATCGTATCTTCTATACTTGGTGGTCTGTATGGTGCCTTCGAGGTTTACAAAGACTATCAAAATATGAAAGATAAGATTGCAAAATACGTATCACCAGACTTAACTGAAATCTATAAGAAACTAGAAGTGTTAGATGCTAACACAAATAAGATGGTTGAATACAGCGAAACTATTAAGAACGATTTGAAAAACGATGTTCGCAGATTAGAAGGTGTGGTTGAAAATGTAGAAAGATCTACAAAGACAGATACACGTCTGACTGAAAGCACTGTGAAAGATATGAAACGTGAAAACGATCAGACAATGAAAGACGTACGTCGCTATTCTGATCAATCTATAAAAGAAATGAACCAAGAGGTAGCACGTTTACAACAAGAAATGGCTAGAAACCAAAAAGAAATACAACAGGAAATACGTGGCTTGCGTGGTGAGGTAGATAGCAAAATTAAAAAAGCATTAGATAACCCACTAAACAATTAAGGGAGAAAGTAGAGAGTAGTATGGCAGAAGAAATTAAAGACGTAAACAAAAAAATTGATGAGTTGGAAGCTGGTGTTAAGAAGTATGCTAGTAAAGATACTGTCATAAGCATTGGTGGCTATGAATTTACGCCAGCAAAACTTATGGTAGCTGCAACCATTGTATCAACAACACTCGGTGGATTGTATGGTGCGTTTGAAGTCTACAAAGACTATCAAGGCATGAAAGACAAGATCGCAAAATATGTCGCTCCAGATCTATCCGCTTTTGACAAACGTCTAGCAGTTATTGAAGAGAATAGTCAAAAGACAACCGATTATACACGTGACATTAAAAACGATCTGAAGAATGATATCCGTCGTTTAGAAGGTGTAGTAGAACAAGTTGAGAGAAGCACCAAAACATCACAACGTGAAACTGAACAAGATGTACGCAATCTAAGAAAAGAAATTGATACAAAAATTCAAAAAGCATTAGATAATCCTCTTGCAGGAAAATAAATAAAGTAAATCATTATTTTATAAGGAAAAACCGATGGCACTACATGACTCAATCTTAAAGTTAATCAATAAAGAACCTAAAGATCCAGACGCACCAAAACCACCAGTTGGTTCTAGAAGCGAACGTGAAGCGAAAATTAAAGATAGAGCAGGTATGGTTATTTCTGTATTTGCTTTGTTCCTAGCAGTTAACAGTTGGTACTCTGGAAAATTATCCAGCACCATTTTGTCTAGCACGTTGGGAGCGAACAATGCTTGGGCATATTACCAAGCGAAAAATGGTCGTGGTGTTAGTTATGAGATTGCTGCAGCAACCACGAGCGATCCTGCTCTAAAGAAGAAGTTCTCTGAAGAGAAGGCGAGAATGGATACAGATAAGAAAGAAATTATGGCAGAAGCACGTAAGTTGGAAGCAACACGTGAAGAAGCCAAAAAAGGTAGCCCATGGA